CTCTTGCTGCGTCTATCGCATCTCTTTGCGTACCATGCAAGGTTGATGGTCTGGTGGCGTCGGTCCGCTTATTCGCCCAGGAACCATCATCACGTTTGTACACAAACCGATCTTGTGGCTTACTCATATTGAACCCTCCTTTGCCGATCCTGCTGGCCGACACTCATTCTCGTTGGGGAGAGGTTGCCCTCTCCCCGGAAGATAGCCTAAACCCAAATCGCAAAAGCCCTGTGTCCGTAGTCTCGGGCGTAATAACGGATACCGTCGATGGTAATCCACGCCCGAAAGATCAAATGCTTGCCCTTTGTCTTCAATGTTACTTCACCTCCTGTGGAACTGATTTTTGACCTTGACAAAGGGATAGGTGCGTGCTAGGTTTGATAAACAATAAGTTTACCCTTCATCAAGATCCCCCAGTTGTTACCATGCTGGGGATCCCCGAATAGCCGTTGGCGCGACTATTCGGGGTTTTTAATTCTTTACGTCGTTTCCTACCCCCTCAGCTAATAGCCTAGTTCTTGTAGGCATTCCTCGCCTCCTTATCTCTGAACATAGGTGGCAGCTGACCCCAACCATCGGTCAAAGACGTCGGGATGATCAAATGCCGGATCTTTTCTAGCATCTGCCGGAAAGACGACCATGGGATTTCATCTCTATGCTGTAGCTGACCAACAATAATCCCTGGGTGAACACCAATACTGTCCGCGAAACTGGCAACTCTTTGCTTCCCGTAGTGGCCGTGCACCCGAGAAATGAAGTCATTGAGATTCTTGTGGCCTACTAGAAACTCAGTAGCAAAATGATTTGCGAACTCCTCCGCCTCCATCTGACTTTCAATAGACTGGTGTTCCTCTCTGACGAGGTCCGTGTCTATTATAAGCTCGTGCTTCAGGCCATCTTTCCGCTTCACATGGCCGAGCTCGTGCGCCAACGTATACCAAAAAGCATCAATTCTGTCGAATCTCAACGACAAGGCTATGACGGGAGATTTCGGATTAAGCCATAACGTAACACCGTCAATTCTAGTTTGAGGCAGGTGTTCCAAGATGAGAAACCTGATACCGGAATCCGCGAGTATCCTGGCCACTTGTCGTACGTCCTGGGTGTTATGGAGCAAACTCCTCAGATTCAGCAATCCGTCTCTGAAGATTTGTTCTGAAAATGGTTGCGCATCGATCGTGCGGGCAAGTTGCCTTACCCGATGAACCCATGCCCAGTGCGATGAAGAAATACTCTGCGTGCCTCTCCTTGCTGCGTGGCGTATTCGGATGGGACTGTCAAGACTCTCGATCTCAAAGAAATCCATTACCCGCCTCTCAAGCACCTCCACATTCTCTGATGGTTCAATCCAGTGGCGCCTTATCAACTCTTTAATAGGGGCGAGTTGATACAATCTGGCGCGTCTTGCAATAGCATTGTCGACATCTTTCTCCTTGGTTTTCCACAACTGATAAGCACTCTCGAGATTCATCCAGAACTGTGCAGTAGTGCCAAAAGCCTCTCCCAAAGCCTTGGCTGTTTCAGGAGTTATAGATCTTTTCCCCATGACGATCTCGTTGACCACATTAGGCTGCCTCCCTATGATTTCAGCCAAATCAACCTGACTCCAACCGCGCGCCTCCAATTCCTCCTTGATAAACTCACCAGGAGGGAAAACTTCGGCAATCTTTCTATCTGCCATACGATCCTCCTTTAGTGATAATCTTCAATATCAACGACTACGACCATTTTGTTTCTACCTTTTCCTTCAAACTCTAGTATCAACCTCCATTGGTCATTTAACCTCATCGAGTATTGATGTTGCCTCTTGCCCTTCAATCTTTCAAAATTCAGCGACTTTAACGAATAGAACTCCCTTTCATCTACTACCGCCCTAATTAGTTGCATGCGCTTCCGGTAGGCTCTCACGACATCTGCCGAGTAACCGCTCTCGAAGCCTGCGTCGGTTTCAAGCCTATCGAGATGCTTATTGTGAAAGATCACGTCCATCGACAAAGATAGTGTAATGGACATTTGTCATATTGTCAAGGGTGAAATTATCGAGACACGATATATTGTAGTTTAATGCAATTATCCAATCACGACAATTCGACACTAACTATTGTGTAGCAGCCGGGCCGAGGAACGATTTGATGGCTTCGTCCTCTTCCTTTTCGTCCGGGATCTCCTGAACCGGTGAGAGTGTGATAACCTTGAAGAACTCGTCCAAATTGTCAGTATGCGCGTACCAAACCTTGTCGATTACCGTTGCCGGCAGGCGAATTCTTCGCCCGTCGGGAAGGGACAGTCCCTCCCTGACGAACTTGTAGAAAGTGTTCTTTGATATAGTGAGGTACGCGGAAATGGCCTTTGCTCCGATCAGTAGCTTTTTGCTCGAGCTATCGTTCATCTTCCTAGCCTGTCTGACAACCTCTCGCGGATCCGGCTCAGGTCCGGTCGACGAGGATGGTTGATTTCTTCTCTCATCTGTGGGTGTGGGGACACGTCATGTTGTATCGCCCTGGTCTCAGCAAGCGCCCGCCTCTTCTCTTTTTCCTGCTTAATGAATGTAGTCATAAGCTTCAGGGACGGCTGCCAAGACCGGTCCGCACACGCGTGGGCGTACACCGTGGCATCGAGATAGTGGTTCGCCGACCGAACCTTGACCCATTCTATTTTCCCGTTACGGCGCCGCCTGGCTTCCTCTGCGAGCAGTTCCCGGACGTACGGGTCATCTCTATCCATGGTATCGGCGTCGAAGTAGAAGCGCTGGTTCTCGCCTTCCTGTCTCGACAGCCGCCAGTGGATAAGGGCCTTGAACTCGGCGGTATCGAGGATGTGGACCTCGAGGCCCCCCGGGATTGCCTTGTTTGAGTGAGGAAACTTGTCGATGATCGTCACCTTCGCCCGTGTCTCCTGACGGTGCGACGCACCCTTCACACCGTAGACCACGCCCGGAGGTAGCATGCTCAGCCATTGATAGATCTCCTCGGTCATCGTGGACTCGTCATCATCGAGCTTGCCGCCGCCCGTATCGATCGCGGCGCGCCAGATCGCCATAGTCTCGCTCGATTTCTCGACCTGGAATCTCGTGTTGAATATCAGGTCCTCGACGCTCTTCAGGGTTCCCAGGCGACCATGAAGGATCTTGTAATTGGTGAGGTCCTCCATCCAGGCAACAACGGTGAAGACAAACCCCCACTTATGGGAGTCGACGCCGCATGTCAGGGCGATCGCGCCGGCGGGAACCATCCCGGACGGCACGGAACATCTGTTCTTCAGGACCTCCGATTCTTTCTTCTTTTCGACGGCGTCCTTGAACTCCTCGGCCCTGTGCTGGGTAACAAAGATCATCCTCTTCTTGGGATCCTCATCACCACGGATAGCCGCGGCCGCCACGTCCGAGAGAGACATGAACTGTGAGTACCAGGACGGAAGATGAAATCCCACGGCCGTTGGCCGCACGACGGCCTCACTGCGGTGCCACTCTCCATCCGAGTTGAACGTCCCGGACACCCAGGAACCCTTCAGGACCGCCTGGTTGCGCATGTAATCATCCCAGAAGATCGCGCACCGATCGCACGAGTATCTCCCCAGTTTCTTTCGGACAATCACGCGGGGATCCCTTTCGCCATCCAGGGCCACGATGTGGTCCGCGTCCATGATCTGCCGATGTCCGCATATCGGGCACGCAACCTCGAAGCGCCGGACCTCGTCTGCTTCGTACCTCAGGAGCTCGGTGATCAGACACGGCGCAGCTCCCGGAGAGGAAAGGCCCAGGACTTTCTTCGTATGAGGGTAGGTATTGGTGCGTACCTTTCCCAGGTACCAGGGATGCGCCTCCTTCTTCTCGCCGGTGCCGGAGAAGCCCGGCCACTTTGCGATCTCGTCACCAATGAAATACCTCACGTCCTCCGAGGAGATCTCCGCGACCGAGGTCGCCCAGGCCATCATCAAGTCCATCCCGTTCACGAACCTGATCGAGAGCGTGGTGGTATTATCCGATCTGGGAGAGAGGAGCGAGGCAAGCCGTGGCGTGGACCGGATCATCGGAAGGATACGCCGGCGGGCGATCCTCTTCGTCACCTTCTCGTCGGGCATGACATACATGGCAGAGCCCGGGTCCTGGTCGATGGCGTAGCCCAGGCAATTGAAGGCGATCTGCGTTTTTACGACCTGGGGAGCAAAGCACAGGTAGATCTCCCGGATATGAGGCGTCGACCAGCAGTCCATGGGCTCGACGGCAAAGGGAGTGACGCTGTTGCACCAGCGGCCCGGCATGGCGCCGCCGACGACAATGCGGTAACGCTCGGCCCACTGGGAGACCGTCAGGGGCCTGCCTGTCCGCGGATCCCGCTCGCGGGCCCTGAACGCCCGCCTCTCCCCGTCCGTGAAACGGATGGATGAGGGAAGAGATGCAATGTCAGAATAATAGCCCCGGGCTGAGCTCGTCATCGTGGAGGACATCATCAATCGTCACTCTCCGGAAGATCGTCGTCTTCGTCTTTCCCGGCCTGCTCGAAGATGCGTTCGTAGGCATCGGTATCGACCTTGAATTCATCCCTTTGCAGATACCGGGAGAGCCACTCCTCGAGGGCGTCAAGACAGAAGGCCACAAGGTCCGGAACCTTCGTCTCATCGCCGGAGACTATGTTGGTCATGGCGGCTGCCTGGCCGCGGAAGAAATTCTCGCCGTCGGAACGGAAGATCGCTGCCCTGGCAGCGAGCTCGCTCTCGAGCATCTCCCGGGGACCCAGCTTCCCTTCGAGTGCGCCCGCCTTGAGCTCGTGCAATCGGGCCCGCGCATTTCTTTCGCGGAGCGAAGCGTCGGCCTGTTCCTTCTGAAATGCATCCAGCAGCTGCTTGCCGGAGGGCGTCCCGTCGGAGAGCTTCAGGTGTGCCTGGGCATACTTCTCCACATCGGCCAGAAGATAGTGCCCGTCCTTTGTCGATCTGATCTTGCCGGCAGCCTGGTGGTTATAGATCGAGGACTTCTTGATCTTATAGCCCTGTTGCTCCAGGTACTGCACCACTGCGTGCAGACTCTTGAAGAAGGCCTCGCCGGTTTCGCCGGCTATCTCAGGCTGGATCACCTTCATGCTCTCGTCACTGTCCCCTTTCGAATTTCTTCCGCCAGATCCTCACCGTCTCCTCGTCGTAACCCAGTATGCCCGCGATGATCCGCGCCGGCTGCCCGAGGCCCAGGAGAAACATGAGGAGCATCGCTTCTCCGTAGGTTGCATGTGTTCCGGAGAATATTGTCCCGGTCCTCTCATTGAACCACCGGCCGCACTCTTTGCACGTTACCCTCTTGCCCAGGAAGAACAGGTCCTGCTGTTTCTTCGTGAGAACGCGACCACAGGATGGACAGGCAGCGTCGGCTGTGTAGAGCTTCCTCATGAACCAGCCGCGGCAACGTCCTTCATCCAGGAGGACCGCATCAAACTCCTTCACCACATCTTCGAGCCTGAGCCCTGTGTTTCCTGCAATCCTTTCGGGCTCTTCCATTTTTCCATCATGGAATTTCTTCAAAAGTAGCGAATCCTCGCGTTCTTGGCAGTCGTGAGTACCCCGATCCCGGGAAGGACCCGCTCTTTTCATGACTTCCTCCCGAGGTAATAATCCAGGTTGTGGCGGAATTCCTTGGGGAACGTATCATTGATGTGTTTCTGGGTACTGTCCATGATCTGCTTTGTCCCGAAAAGGCCTCCGACACCGGGACCGAAGAGCTGCTCAATCGGCAACCGAGCTTCATCCTGCCTGACCCATACTCCCAGGTGGCCCGACTTCATCCGAGCAATAAAGGGCTTGTTCCCGTGCTTCCCTGTTACAACCTTCCGGCCGGAACTGGTCTTTACGCGGACCGTCACATCCCCGCCGAACTGGCGTCCACCGCTTCGTACGGCCCTTTTCGTGTACCGAAACGAACCCTTTGCGGTGCTGACTCCCGCCTGCTTTGCGTCAAAACTCGCAAGGGCAAGGCCGAGGCCGGTTCCGGTAATGACTGCCTCGATCGAATAACCTTTGGGCCGCACGGACAGCCTGAGGAACTTCCTGAGGTCCTTGGCCTTGATGTTGTACTCTTTCCGGATCTCTTTCGAGGCATGGGTGATTCCCGAGTTCGCTATTCGGTCTACGGATCTCCTGGCAGCCGCTATGACCTTCTGAGGGTCGAACATCTCCAGGGCTTCTTTCACGCCTTTCAACTCGATGTCGATCATGTTTCAAACCTCCTGGCCCGATAGTCTCCTGCTTTGATTTCGATGATCTTGCCACCGGTGAGCCTGGATGATATCCTCTGACCCAGGATGACAGGGATCTCGTTCATCGACAGGTTGGTGGTGACAATTGTTGGCCTCATGTCCCTGTACCTTCGGTCGATAATGAGATACAGGGTGGAGATCGACCACTCGCTGGTCTTTTCTGCACCGAGGTCATCCAAAACGAGGTATTTGAGACGCGAATACCTGTCCATGATATCTCGTTCGTCCGGGCCTCCAGGCCTGTAACAGGCGCGAATGTCAGCCAGAAGCTCGGGTACCGGAACAAAGCGGGCGTCGTCCGCGTCGCGGATGTGTCCGTTCCTCACCAGCTCGCGCAGAACACCTACCGCCAGATGCGTTTTCCCCGTTCCCGTGTCACCTGTGAGGACCAGATCCAACGGATCCGCTCCACAGGATCTGCACGCTGCAACGATTTGTGGTTTGCCCTCGTAACTGTCGAACGAGCAGGTAACGTACCTGCGTCCTACGCCTATCGAGCGCAGAATCGGTTCCGGGTTTCTCTTGGGCTGTTCCGGAAATTCCTTCCCAGCCGCTTCAGCATCGGGGGTCGCTCCCTGGGCCTTGAGATCCTCCGTGTTTACACGCTTCAGGATCCCGTTGAGCTCATCCAGGATGTTATTCGGACAGGTCGACGGGGTGTTGATGGCTTGCTGCTGCGCTCTCGGCATTCCCATTGCCATTTTCACTTGATCCTCCTTGCTGGTATTCGTCTTCCCACCCCTTACGGTTTAGCCAGGTTGCCGGATGAGGAATGTATCTTCCGCTTTCCTTGATCCAGTCTTCCGAGGTCTTGGCCCGCTGTACGGCTGATAGAATCTGCTCTATCAGGAGCTCGCTCGGATTGATCCTGGTCCATGCCTTTTCGGCATCTCCCTTCGCCTTCTTCTTGGGATAGGCATTCCAGAACTCCCCAAATCTCCTCAGTGTGCCCTGCACCCTCGCCCGCTTGGGCGTGCTAGGGGGAAGGGGGTTATCAGGAAGGGGGAAGGGGGAAGGGGGAAGGGGGGAAACTAGCACCATACAAGTATCATGCTCGCACGGTGCTGGTATGGTGCTCGCACCTTCCTTCACGTTAGGACTTTGTTCTTGTGCAAATCCCGGAATTTCCAAGAATATTTCATCACCATATTTGTACACTACTATGAAACCTCGAGTATTCAACTGGTCCAGGAGCCTGCATATATCGATATCATCATAGGGCAACACTTCGGCCTTGATACGTCTCGGGCGATATTCAAGGCGCCCTTCCCGGTCGGCAAGGCACCATAAACCCGTGAGCAATATTCTGGCTAGAGGTTCACACTCCGCCAGAAGGTCATCTTTGTAAAACCCTGGCTTGATATTCCGGGCCCTCAATTTGCTCTGCCTCCTGCCCATGGTGATTCATTGTGTTCCCGTCCGTCGAGGAGACGCCCGGCGCGTTTGGAACCGACACGACACATGATAGTTCCGTCAATTGTTTTGCATTGATATTTAGTCTCATCAGCGACCATGTCGAGACGATCGGGCCTTACCGTCGCCGACTCAGGCCACTTGTGGAACCTCTTACCTATTGCCATTGACCAGCAGTGCTCGCACCCTGGCGAGCAGGGCGTGCAACCATCGACGAGGGACCAGGGGCGGTCTCAATAGCGGCCGGTGCGAATCATCGCGAGCCTCCATTTCCTTGACAGCATCGTCTATCGTGGCCTGCAAATGACACTGGCGGGCAGATGAGCAACCCGGAAGCTCGCTGCATTCAGGACGAAATTGGCCTCCGCAGTGACAGTGATTTGCCCAATACGCGTTCATGGCTTCCTGGTGAACTAGCTTGATGAGTTCGAAAAACCGTTCCACGTCACTTCTCCCTGATTCGCACGAACACGGTCCTGCTCTTTGTCTCCGCGGAAACATCGAGGTGGTTTCGAATCGCACTATCGTGGTCGACCGGTTCAAACGTCACGACACCCTTGCAGGTAGCTACCCTCACCGATCGCTGGCCTGTAAGACATTTCTCATACGCTTCAAAAAGCTCTTGCAACTCCCCTTCCGGGCTTTTCTGTCCCATCGTGTCCTCCTTTGGTGTGTGGCAGGGGGCAGGAATCGAACCTGCGCCCTGGTGTCCGGTTATTACGGGGCGCCGCCCGCTTCTACCTCTGAGCTACCCCCGTCATACTCTCGAGTACGGGTTGCGCCGGGATCTCGAAGAACCCCAGGCGACCCGGAAATGCTCTGAACGCCTCGGGCTCTGGATGGCTCAACAGATAGCCATACGGTCCATAGAACCAGGGAGAATTATGGCGCTGGACGCAGCCGGTCAGTTCCACACTGCCGACAATGCCTCCACGTCGAAATTCCCCTTTCGCCAGGAGATCACGGATCGGCACAGCGAAGTTGAAGATATGCTGCCTGGCGTCCAACCACCTGAAACCTTCCCAGTCGAATTTTCTGGACGCATGCACGAGAAACCTCCCCCGCATCTTCGTAGGCCAGGTTCTGTTTTCTACGTCCTTACCGCCATGGATGATCGCCCACGCCCAAGGCTACTGAATGGAAAGTGCTATCATCCCGTCCTCCTCATAGACCTCGCGGCTTCTCGGGCTGCTAATTCACGGCTCACAATCTGATATATCTCCCAGGATTGATGTCCTTCTTTTTCGAGCCTATCCAGGATGTAGCGCAGCCCATACGGGTTAATATCGCCGATGTTGCACCATACCCCGGATTTTGTTTTGTAATAGTATTTAGTGCGATCCTGGCTGAAGGCGAACTCCAGTTTATGCTCGCCCTGGGTAAGATTGCGGTGGTTCATTTTCCCTGGCTTGGAAGATGCGGTTCTTGACATGGCACACCTCTACAATTAATTAAGCGTTCATGGCCGTGTGTTTTGGCTGTGTTACTTTGAAAAATCGGACATAGGAATGCCAACGGTCTAGACTATGGTTGCGCGGTTCGAATCCCCCTGGGGACGCATTCTTCATCGTCGTTTGCTTTCGTATTGTCGGAGACCCTCATTCCCCGTCGATATCATCCGCCCGCATTAAGACCCGCCTTGCGTTCGTGGCGCTTGACGCGCCGGCAGGACGAATGTCTTTAAATCTTGATAGGATTGTGCGATAACCATAAAGATGAGGACACCGCCGTAAGGGATGGTCCTGCATCGTCCGGTCGCCGCGACCATTCCCACTGACGCCATCCGTCGGGTGTGGAAGGCTCGGGATGTTGTTGATTTTTGATGTATACAACAGGCAACGAAGGGAAAGCACAATGGACTATACATCAAGAA